CAGTCGTTGTTGATGATGCTACAATCGGAACAGAATGTGCTTACACAGGCTATGTAGCCAAAGGTGTAGCCGTTGCACGTTCAGCCGGTGGTTGGACCATTGCGGGTAACAACGCATCAAATACAGCGGCCATCACTTTTGGTGCTTGTACAGCAGGTTCAGAAACTGTCCGTTATTTTGCTATTTGGAAAGACAATACTTCCGTTGTGGACGCAGAGCGTTTGTATTGGGGTCAGTTGACTTCTGATTTGGCAGTTTCGACAGGAATTACACCAGAGTTCGCTATTGGCGCACTCGATGTAAACGAGGACTAACCTGTAATCTTTTTAATTAGGCTGACCTCAAAGTGCTACCTTGGGGTTGGCCTTTTTTAAATATCTTTTAAACTTCAATAAAACAACTTAGACATGGCAAGGGAAGAAATATTCTTAGGAACGACATCAGGAGATAGTACAGGAAACTCTTTAAAAGCTGGTGGTCAAAAGATAAACAATAACTTTATTGAACTATATAACACTATGGTTGGAGTTATAGGTAAATCTATTATTCCTACTGACACTCCTTCTGGAACAGGAGTTACTTCATGGGTAGCGATAACGCCTGGCACATATACTAATTTCGGAGGTGTAGTTGTTGATGCAAATAGTTTTGCTGTTATTTCAAGAGATATAGGTGGGGCCTTTACAATTAGCCAAACGACTTTAGACTTGTCAACTTATCAAAAAATTGTTGATGGCAATAAAATTAAAAATTGGGTTGCGCAACCTTACCTATCAGGCGACCAAGTAAACCATTTAGGAAAAGATTGGTATGCAAAAGAAGATACTGCCGCAGGTGATGTTCCTGGCACTTCAAGTAAGTGGGTTGAGAGGTTGAGTGGGTATGCGAAAAATGTTGAGTTGGTATATCAGGGAAGTAGGTCAGCCACAAGATTGTTAATTCCACTTAATGATAGAAAAAAGGGGATGGTTTTAAAATACGTTGAAAATGAAATAACTATAATTGAAGAATATACTGGAACAAGTTTCACGGATGCAAATTGGGCAAATACATCTTTAAGAACGTTAGGTTGGGTTGAAGAAGCTTATAATATTTTTGAAAAAGGATATTCCTATGATTCTGTAAAAACAGGAATTATTTTTAATTTAATAAAAGTATCTTCAGGAGTTAAAACTTTTTTAATCAGCTATGTATTACCAGATGGTAGTACTGGAAATTTGTATCTTAATACTAAAATAAATAATGTTAGTGTTAATAAAATTTTTTTAAATGAAGATTATGGGACTACAAAGGATTATGTTTTTACAAGCGGTAATTTATCCGTTACGATTAATATAACTCTACCGTTAAGGTCTGTAATTGATTTATATATTAATGCAAATACGATAGCCATTTTAAAATATGTAAAACCTGAAATTCTTCAACTGTTTTCTGCTAATTCAGAGATTCAACAAAAAATAATTAATACTTCTCAATTTATAAGTATCGATAAACTTTTTCCACTTGCGTCAGGACAATATTATGATAGTTCCACATCAAAACTTGCCGTTCCTTTAGAATATCGAAAGAAAGGACTAATTATCCAATATATAAATATTAATAAAGATATTATTACAGAAGAATTTTATAGTGACCAAACAAATTTTGAAAATGCTGTTTGGACTAATGCCTTATATTGGCAACCAGCAACAACATTAAATAGTGCATTGTTTAATAATGATATTTTAAGTAAATTTCCAGCATTATCTGACATAAAATATTTGCGAGTAAAACAACTTAAAATAAATGTTTCTAATTTCATTCAATATCTTTCGATAATAAGTGTTACTCAAAGTTCTCTACCTATAAAAGTAGTTTTTAACATAAATCACTCAATTGATGATCAAAATAATAAAAAATCATCAATTGAGTGTACTTTATCAGGTTCGGGCACAGATTTAACTAATTTATTTATATCAGGCTCAAATGAAGATTATCAAATTGATGCCATTGTAAAAAGGACTGTAATAAGAGGTGGTTATTCAGATACCAATATCTCTAATCCTTGGGCTGATATTGTCAATTTATCTATTGATACTTCAGAAGCTTTAAAAACAACACCCTTTAGTGTCACAAGGGTTCAAGATTTGTACAATGTGCAAAACGGAGTTTATAGTATTGGATTGAAGAAAATAATTAAATATGGAGATTGTGAAACGTTAACTCCATATCCGCCTATAAATGGAGGTGTAAGTTCTTATGTTAAAAATTATCACGATATTATTATGCGTAATAATAAGAAATTCCAAATAGATGGAGAAAAAATTTATAATAAAATACACGATTTGAAATATAGAAATTGTGGAATTAATTTTATTTTTTTAGACGTCACAAGGGATGATAAATATTGGTTTTCAGATTTTACTACAAAAAAAATAGGCTATTATATATCTATTGAAGATATAGTTAATAATACTAATTATGTTGAATTACCCTATGTATTTAATGTTCCTATTGGAGTATTAAGAATGAATAATGAGGGGGAATTAATAGTTTGCACACATTACAAACATTCCAAACCACCTTATGAAATTCCTAGAAGTATATGGAAGTCTGATTCTAATTTTACGAATTGGACAAAAAAAATGGATTTAGACAACAACAATGTGGGTTTTGCTTACCCAGAATGGGAAATTGATATTAAAGGAAAAAGAATTGTTATAGCCGCATATGGCGCTAAGGGAACAGATGCAAAATATTTTGACATTTTACAGGCGGCTTGCTGGTCAATTTATTATAGTCCTGATAACGGAAATACTTGGTACAATAGATTGTTTGATGCAGGTCATACTGTTGATATAAATGGGTGGGATATTGATAATCTTGTTGGTTCATCACCTATTGAAGGAGTTTCTTATCCAAATTATATTAGAGGAAATACACATATACACGGTGTTGCAATTGATGCGTATAGAAATAGATTAATGGTGTTTAATGGAGATTACAATCGTTCAATATGGGTTACTGATAATTTAGAAGAATGGGAAAACAACCCAATTAAAGAAAATGATTCCAGCCCTATAAATACAAACTCTTTACATTGGTTAAGATTACCTATTGATTCAGGTTTAGGGGGTGGTGTTGGTATGAAATATGTAAATGGTCTTGCGTTACCAGATTGTATTATAATGGGAAATGATGCAACCCCTAATGGATTTGAACGTATAAATTTTACAAGTTTAGACAATAATAAGAATGAAATGGCATTGGCTTCACCTGAATGGGCATATCAAACTGCATTAAATGGTGATTATGGCTTCTACGGTAGTACACTTTACAGGAGAAGTCCAGATATGCCAATTTTGGCTATGTTGCGTTATGTTGGTGGGTTAAATCCAACAGACGTAAAGCGTAATATGCTATTTGCATCAAATGATGGTTATACATTTAGTAAGATTTGGGAAAATCAAAACAATTTGGTTGCACTTGTAGGTGGAGTTGAACAAGAAATAATTTCTTATGGTGAAATGGCAAGGATTGATTCAAAAGGAAATATATTTATTTTTAATAGAGATGGATATTTTAATCCACCAACAGGAGAAGGATATATCTCAGATTCTTACGACCAAACATTAGTAATTGGGAAATTATAATTCCCATCAAATAAAACAACCATCCTAACAAAAACATAATACAATAGAATTAATCAAACAAATAATATGAAACAATACACCGTCTTATTCGAGTTATTTGGTAAAAAATTAAAAACAACGATTAAGGCGGATTCAATGGCGGATGCACAATCGAAAATAGAATTAGAATGAACCTCTCAGGAACAATAAATGGAAGAGCTATTATCGGAAAAATAATACCGATATCCTTTGATTCGGAAGATATCACTTTTGATTCGGAGTTCTACACATTCGACCAAGAGGAAACGACAGAAATATACCTTACAGCAAAAGGAAGTCTTGAAGCTGAAATAATCGCTGAAACCACCGTATCCGGAACATTGATAGCCAACGGAGCCCTTATAGGGATATCGAACGTTGCTTTATCGGTAAGCGGTGTTATTTCAGCGAGAGGTTCTTTATCAGGTCATTCAGACGCTTTTGCAGACATATTATCAATTATTAAGGCTACCGGGCATTTGTCCGGTATTTCTTTTGGACAAACTACGACAAGCTCATTACTTAAAGGTAAAGGATTATTATTGGGCAACTCGAATGGTGTTATTACGGTCAGCGGCTCTATTTATGCTAAAGGAACGTTGGCCGCAAACACTTTATCACAAACCCTTGTTACAGGAACCTTAATTGCTGATGGAACTTTAACAGGAAACTCTCAAGGAGTAGCTTTATTAAGCGGAACATTGACAAGTGATGAAATGAACGCTGTGTCAAACGGAAGTTCATCCACTGAAAGTATTCTAACGGCAAAAGGTTCTATTTCAGGGGAATCTAACGGAACGGCAACAACCATTGGTGTAAATGTTCTTATATCGCTTATACAGGGTGTTTCTAACGGACTTTCAGAGATAAATGGTATTATCTCAACCATAGGACATTTAAACGGTTCTACAGATGGTGTAACAGATATTATCGGCAAGTTGGTATCTAACTATATTGTTGATGAAAAATGTCTGATTGATGTTAAGTTTGTCGACAAAATATTCAGCGTAACATACGTTGACTCGATAAATCAGGTCAATTACAAAGACTATCTCTATAACGTAAACTACGCAAATACTGACTATATCGTTACTTATGCGAATAAAAATTATTATGTAAATTATCACTGTAAAAAATAGGCATTATGAATAACAAGATTATAAGGATAAACAGAGATGAAAGTGAGTTAAAATTCTCTATAAAATTTCCAAAAGGAAAGACAATTTCCGATGTGGAAGATGTCATTTTTTTGGTAAAGGCAAAGGAAGAAACTCCACTTGTCAGCGCCTTGATATTAAAGCTCAAGTCAACTTCAAAAATAGAACTTGTATCTCCCAATATGGCAGTAGTTCTTTTTGAAACAGCAGATTATAACAATCTTGAAGTAGGCGTACTTTACAAAGCCGCCTTATTTTGCAAATGGACCGGAAAGAGTGATTTCGATGAAAATGTAGAGCAGCTGTTTGACTTTCAATTAATCCAAAATTTTCATAACAATAACTAAACACTAAAAACGAAACACTATGAGCGCAACAAGAATTTACAAAAAAGGAGACTTCTTTATTTTTCAGGAAAATGAAGACTTAACAAAAATCAATACACTGAATACCGTACAGACTTCTTATCGATTTCAAGGAAGACATTTCTTTGATTTAAATGGTCAAGTGAAATACTCATTCGTTTATTCAGATATCAGAAATGAATTTGGAAAAATATATGAAAGCGAAGAAATATTTGTTGGACTTATGATGAAAAGTTCAAGTGATTTCCGTTCTGATCAAGTTATCAATAGAATTGTTTCAGATGCCAGCACCAATGCTAATTTAATTAGGGCAGGAATAACAAGACTATTTGGAGGTATTTTAACAAATAACGCCATAACTTCTTTATATGTAAAATATTACAATAAAGCGACTGTTCCAATTGTAGGAACAGATGTTCCGGTGATTACATTAACAGTAAAGACAAAAGAGACCACCACGTTTGATTTAGGCGATGATGGTATAAAATTCGATAAAGGATTAGCAATAGCCATAACAGGTGCTATTCCTGATACAGACACTACAGCAATCGGAGCGAATGAAATGTTTGTGCAGTCATTTATTGAAGGAGGACAATTTTTCTATGAAACTATGGCCAGTATTATAAATGCCACAACTACTTTAGTTGGCGCTATTGGTAAACGAGTTAGTATTTTAGGAATATCTAATAGCGTTTCAACATTTATAGGAGTTCTTACAGAGCAATTAAAAATGGACGGAGTCTCTAATGGAGTTACTTCATCTATTTCAGTATTGACAGGGAAAGCAAATTTAGGCGGAACATCTAATAATTCGGTTATAGTAACAGGAATCCTTTAATAATAATTAACTTTAAAACTTACTAAAAATGCAAACAAACGAACAGCAATTAGCACAAATAGAAATCAATTTTTTTGATTTATTGCTTGGTGATATGAATGCCCATCAATGGTTCTTTTCAATATTTATGATGTTCTTAGGATCGTTCCTTTGGATATTGTTTAGGATTCAAAATCGAAAGAATAAAAATACTTCAATATCTTTAAGATACTGGCTTAATGACGTAAATAACGTTATAGCTTCTCTTATAACCATTATTATGACTTATGTCCTGATAAGGTTCTATGCGGACTATGAGCAGTCATTGGCAAGTCAATTGCCTGAAGGATTTAAGAGAACGCCCTATTTTACGATGCTCATTGTGGGTTTCGGTCAACACAAACTATCTGAATGGATAGGTAAAAAAGCTAAATAATCATGGATGGAAATCAAACACTTATAGAGTTTTTAAAACACAATTGGGTAGAATTAGGTGCTTTCACTTTAGGCGTTGTGGGCATTATCATAGGTACTCAAGGCAGAAAAGACAAGCACAATATAGATAAAGCAACAAAATTTAATATTGATGTGGACACGCTGAATGACAGCTACGACCTTTCGCAAAAACTTTTAAAGAATTTGCGAAAACAACTTGACGAAACACAAGAGCTTTTGGACAAGGCAAACAACGCATATGATCTATTAGAAATGGAACTTTTAAAGGCTAAAGAAGTAATCTTTAAACACGAGAAAATGATTAAAAGTCTTTTGCTTGAAAGAGATTCTTTAAAAGAAGAAAATAAATATATGATGGAACATATCAATACTTGTGAGTTTAACTGTAAACTAAAAACTAAAAAACATGAAAAATCTAATGGTACCAATAATTAAAATACAACGGTATTGGCAAGACCATAACCAAACTCTCGGGAACTGTACTGTGCTTGGAGACAATGAAATCGTTCTTTATTCAGGACTATCTCTTGAAAGAGGATGGAGAAACAATCAGCAAGGCATAAGTTGTGTTCCAAAGACCACAGCGCCTTATGCGGTAGAACTTGAATTTTCAAACAGATTCAAGAAAGATCTCTGGGAAATCAAAGGTGTTCCGGGCAGAAGTGAATGTAAGTTCCATGCAGCTAACTATTGGCATCAGCTTAATGGTTGTGTAGCTTTAGGAATGGCATTGGCTGACATAAATAAAGATGGCTATCTTGATGTTACAAGTAGTGGACTTTCTATGAAAGCATTCCACAGAGCACTTGAGGGACACAAGAAAGCATTATTAATAATCACAGGTAAACCCGGCATTTGGTAATGGTATTCGCATTTAAAAACAACGTGGAAAAAGTACTTGTGCTGATGATAGTAGCATTGGCAATAGTAACAGTGTTCCAATGGTTTTCAACCGATGATCTAAGAGACCATGTTAAAACCAACGAAAGAAGAAACAAAGAACTTAAAGAAGTGAATAAGGACCTTGAAGCTCAAGTAGCCATATCACAAGCTGAAAAGATGAAGCTGTACAAAAAGATTGACAGCGTTGAACAACAGGAAGAATTTTACAAAACCAAATATCTTATCACCGATGGGAAACTTAAAAAACTACTTAGTGATTATCGCAATGCTGATAATGCTACCAAAAATAGGTTATTCACAGACGCTATCAATAACTGAAACACAGAGAGACAGTATCTACAACAAAATAGAACGAGGAAAGATGAACGCTGAAAGAGTCATAAGCTTACGAGAAGCACTCGTACAATGTGATTTGGCAAAGAAACTTAAAGATGATTTATCTTTGCTTCAGGAAGGTCAGTTAGCCAACAAAGACCAGATTATCAAAAACAAAGATGAAGCCATTAAAAATCTCGAAGAGAATGTAAAAGCCGAAAAGAAACGAGGAAGAAAAAAAGGCTTTTGGGGATTTGTAAAAGGCGCAGTTGTTGGAGCCGCATTAACTACAATAGGAATTATAAGTTTATAGATTATGGCAGTCACCAAATTCAAAATCACAAGGGCACCAAATAGAGCCACGCTTAACATTTTAGGTGTGGCATTTGTGCTTAATCAAGAGTACAGTATTTTCAATGAGAACTCGATGACCGTAGAAGCTTTTGAGAGAGGTGTTTCTTATGATGACTTTGGTTTCAAGCTCGGCAATGAAAACGGAATATGGAGCCCGGAATATAAATGCACCATAAACGCACACGTGAATACAGGAACTCCGATATCCGTAAGCTTTGAAGTTGACACAACACTTTATAAAGAAATTGATATTACCGATGACTTTATCTTTGATGACAAAACAGATAGGGTTTGGATCACTGAAATGACTCCGGTGAAAGGAACTATGACAGTTAACGGCAACCCTGTTATATTTTTCAAACCTTACAGACTATATCTGTTCAAAAACGTAAAGTTTGTGCCATATGATGATATAGATTCACAGAATTCAACAACGGTAGTATCATTTCGTGTAGGAAACGATACAGCGATAGAACCAACAGTTTATACAGTGACTTTAAGAGCAACATCAAACATTGCTGCAAGAGTAGAATGCATTACTGAAACAACAGGAATACTTTAAAAAATAAATTATGGATTTAAACTTTGATCAACTCCATTTGTTTGTTGAGGGAATGAAAAATTCCAGAGTTCAGGAAGCTGAAGAGAACAATTCTTATGAATATGGACTTAATGGAAGATTATATTCCAAAGATGGAAAACTTGCCTACTCTTCAATTAAGGGAACGGTAAGCATCTATAACAATGACAAAATTGTAAAGTATCTTGGGTACTATGCTTTTGCAGATGCTCTTGTGGTATTTGTGAAATACAATCAGAAAGGCGCAGGACTTGGAACTACTAATGTAATCAGTGAGGTTATACTTGGAGAGAATGTTACCATTGATATTCCTTTTGGACAAACACAACATAATTTCACTAATGAACTTTCTGTAAACGCCACTGAAGAAACCACAACTATTGCTGTTGTAGATACGCCAGAACCGGAACAACCATTACTTGACAGCTATGAAGTCCTTGATTCAATACAGACACTTGATTTAAGCACTTACTACAGACTTTCAGGCCAATCCATAGCAAACTATGAAGTATGCGATATAGGAGGCTTAAATCAAGTTCCAGAGTACAATAAAGAGTATGCAGATGCAATCATTGTTTTAACCAATAACGGATATCACGCTTTCCACGATTGGATCGCTTGGGTAGGCAATATGAATTGGGATATCAATAGAAAGATAACCACAGCCGGAATAGATGAAAATGCCTATTACAAACGCGTATATTTTACTGACAACCTAAATCCTCTTCGTGTAGTAAATCTAAGGGATGAAAGGCTTTGGTACAGAACAGCAGGAGAATTTTCAATTAACCAAGATGCAACCTTATTACAACCGGAAATCAAAGAAATTAAAGATGGCGGTTCTATAAAAGCAATGTCAGTTCAGTACGCTTATATCTTACTTACAGATAATGGACAGGTTACAAGCTTCTCTCCATATTCTCAAATGGCATATATCCTTAAAGATGATGATGGAGCTGACTTTGAAGGAGGAGATATTAAAGAACAAACTTCAAAAATGGTAGTGGTACAATGCCCTATCGTTTCTCTTCTTTACAAAGAGATTCAATGTATTGCTATAGAATATGAAGCTGATACCATTCCTACGGCTATCCGTAATTTGGGTAAAAAAGATGTGGCTGGTATCGTAGAATTCTTGCATACAGGAAACGAACAGGAATTTGACACTTCCTTTACCATAGACGATATTATCGAAACAAGACATATCTGGACTTACTGTAATGATATCACAAGCAAAAACAATAAGCTTATAGCTGCAGGTCTTAGAGACAAACCTTATGCAGTTCAGGAAAAATATGTTGAAGATATGTTTTTGCTTAAAGGATGGTCACAAACAGGTGAAACTCACAATTCACTTATAAATCCTACACCATCGACTTATAAGTTTTTCGATCCTTTAAATACAGAGTCTTGGGTTTATGTAAAGAAACAGTTGTACAAGCGCTTTCTGTTTTTTGGTGATGTAACCCTTACCCTTAACAACAAAAACAATCCTAACGAGAAACGCAGTATATCTTTTCAGAGCAGTTCCGACCAATACATAGATTATATTGATAAAGTTTCCGAATGGGCAATAGGATTGGATCTTGTAGGATTTGACAATCTTAAAATCAGGAAGTCTGATAAAAACATACTTTTCTATGCTGAAAATGATTTGCTTCAGACAGATATGTCCGATTACTATTTCACAACATCTATATCCCAGGTAATCATAGATTTTGAAAATGAATACGGCATCCTTACCCCTTCGGTAAATAATGCACAGCTTATATATGGAGGTCAGAGTGTAGGTTTTAACAAAGGAACAGGTGTAAGAATAACCTGGGAAGAAAAGAAAGAACCAATCTTAGATAAAGCTGCTGAAATTTATGAAGGAGGCCCGATTCTTAACTTGCTTACGCCAACGCTAAAAAAGACTTTTGTAAAAGGGGAAATCTATCGTTTTTCAATACAGTTTTTCAAAAACGGTTCACCACTCTTTGCTATTGTACTTGGAGATTTACAGACACCTGAAATTGGGGAGATACCTAAATTTATTGATAGTGATGGGAATATCGCTATGGGAGAGGAACTGTATTCAAACCAATCTGTAGAGAACAATCAGTTAATGGCTCACAGACTTGAAATGAGAGTCGAAGTTCGCGTTCCTTGTCAGTTTAAGGACTATGTGGACTCTTATCAAATACAGTACGTTGAGCGTACTGAAAACAATAGAACAATATTAGCTCAAGGCATTTCAGCGCCACTTGTAAGGCTAAACAAATTTGTTCCTATAAGCAAGTCTGGTGCTGCTTATGAAGATAGAGTTTATGACAAATGGACATTGCCTTTCAATGGTGGCCCTTTATATGCAGTAAACGGACTTATCACTTATGACGAGCAAGGTGAAAATCTTGAAACAGACACAGAATTTGATTGGGATGATGATTTTTCAAAACTTATGCCGGCTATATTTCAAAGAGAAATAGTTCATAGAAAGATGTTTTACTTTGACAGTCCAGATCTTATTTACGGAAGAATTTCAGATGTGAATATTGGAAATGCAACAGTTAAAATATTAGGAAGAGTAAACACTGATCACTCACAAGGATTGATAAGAAGTCGTGTACCAGATGAAGAAATACATGAAAATTACACTAATGATAAAGTTAGCCAATCATTAAATTATAAAGCGTCTTCTTTTTCAAGAAAAATAGGATATAAAAATATTGTTGGAAATGCAGATGCTAAACCTTATTACACAAATATCAGTGTATTTTCTGAATTTACACATTTGAACATAGAATCTCCTATCGAGAAAGCTTCAAGACTACTTTTAAAAGGCGAAGTTGTTCCCAGTCTTGTGCTTGGTACAAATTTTCCTTTCTCAAACAATGCCTTGACTTTATTTGCCCAACACGCCTATAACAGTTCTTTATGGATGTCAGGTGCTTATTTAGATAGAAAAGCATTATTCGGTTCTGAAACAGGACAGTCTTCAAACGCGAGTCCAGGTTATCCTACAGTATTTTTAAGAACAGAAGACAATATCTTTACAGATGCATTCCTTGGCGCCCATAGGCTAAGTCCTATTTATTCATTGCCATTTACCAATGATGGCGCTGACAAAATGGTTGATATAAATAAAGAAATCACTACCAAAGGAGTTCCAAATACCGATGCTCATGCTATTATAAATCTAAAGATGAATAACGAGAGCAGTGTATATGGTGGTCGTGGTAAATATGCTTATTCCAAAAATGTATTCATACCACTTGGAAAAGTAATTCCTATTGAGGGTTCTCAAGGAGATACGCAGTCGCAGATATTCAATTGTGAAGGAGATTTCTATACATCACTGTTTTTAAGAACAAAGAACGACTTCTCAGAAATGAGAGAGCTTGTAAAAAAGACAATGCACCAACGTCACCAAACTATTGCTAAACTTTCTATTGAAGATTACAATAGAGGTAACGGATGGGCTTATGCTGTAGTTCTTGAAACAGAAGTTGAATCACGACTTACAGACCAAGATCGCTTCTTTAAATCAGAAGGTGCAGTTGACTTTGAATCTGACGTTGTGGAAACCATAAATTCAGCATATTTCAAAAAGGATAATTTAAGAATCTACTCACCGGTTCCTTACAACTTTAAAGACGATCCTTTAATGATAAATATGCTTTCCGCTTCAAAGACAAAACTGAACGGAGATTATATTGACGCCTGGACAACATTTATGCTTAATGAATTCTATGAGCTTGAGAAGTCTAAAGGTATCATCACCAACGTAACTAATTGGGAAGATCAGATATTAGCCATTCAAGAAAGGGAAACTTCTCAAGTGAATATAGACACCACTGATTTTGTGACCACACAAAACGGAGAGAATGTAGCCATTAAAAAAGGCGATGGAAGAACTTTCACTTCGCACAAGAAATTAAGTGATTTCGGAACGTCTATTCGTAGAGCATTGGCACAAGGAGAGTTCGGAATTTCATTTATGGATGAACACAATAAAGCCTTTGTAAAATTCGGAGAATCTTTAAGCTTGCCATTGGAAATCCAAATGAAACTTAGAGAATTGTTTGAATACAACAAAATTATCGATACAGAGGGCTATTATGACGTTAAATACAAGGAAACGAACATTTGTATCAGAACAGAGCAAGGCATCACTTATATGCTTTCCTACAATGAATTGTTACAACGTTTCAATGGTTGGATAGCTTATGATAATGATATTTATATGATGTATGACAAAAGGGTATTTGCCCCTACTTGTCATGCAGTGAATGTAACTGTTCTTTGCGCTCAAATCACAAGTCCTTTGAATGCGACTTACCAAATAGGAAGTTACTTTGAATATCAGATTACAGCCACTAATAACCCGATATTCTATAATGCCATAGATTTACCTACCGGACTTACGATAAACAAATCTACAGGGCTTATAACGGGTTATTTAAATACTCCTGGAGTTTATATCATAACCATTTATGCGGATAATGATGTTTGTGGAGATCAGGTAATCTTAACTGTAGATTCAGTTGAAGCTAAACTTTCAAATGAACAAAATGGAATAAATGGTGTTGCTACGGTAACAGGAACGCTTACAGCTTGGATGAACGGACCACTTGAAGGTTCTACAAACGGAAGCACTACATTATTTGCACCTGACCTTACAGCTTATGGTTCTATGTTAGGAACTTCTAACTCAAACTCTTCTCTTTTCGGAATAATGGGAATGAATATGTGGGCGAGTATTACAGGTTCCTCTCAACCGTTAGGTGTATTAAAACAACCTATTTATTTTAATGATTATATAATTTCATTAGAGGCAACACCTGACTGTAAGTTAGTTGCTCATGGAAATTTCACTCAGTTTGCATTAACACCTTCAATGAAGCTTGCAAAGCTTACTGTTGATGGAACCAAAGATGAAGTATTCAATACTAATTTAGGCACTTCAGCGGCAAACGTTGTTTATAGTCACACAGGAGCTTATGTGGATAAGTTTGGTTTTATTCATCTTACAGGTTTGTTCAATTCCTTTAATGGACAAACAGCCAATCATTATATAAAATTAAATTCTGACGGTACCAAAAATACACAAATGGTATTGGGTAGCGGTTTTCAAAACTATACGCAAATTCCATATTTAGGGGATGTTGATAGAGGCTGGATTTATTTGAGCGGTCTTTTCGATGCTTGGAAAGGTATATCAGTAGGTCGCATAGCGAAATTAGATAATAATGGAAATTTAGATTCAGTATTCCAAAGTGGAACAGGTAGTGGTGCAGGATCATGGTACACTACAAATCAAATTATAGAATGGGATGAAAGCAATATTCTTGTTGTTGGATATTTTACAACATGGAACGGTGTTGCCAGAAGAGGAAATGTTGTCTTAAATAAAACATCAGGAACTATAAACTATAGTTTTAATGCCTCTATAGGGCCAACTCCTGTGGGTTGGACATCAGCTGATTCTTGGCTTCCTACAAAAGTATCTTTAGACAAAGCTAACGGAAACAAACCTATTTTTACAGGAAAGTTCACTATGTGGGGTACATATTCAAGAAACTATATAACACGTGTTAACAGAGATGGATCTGTCGATGAAAGCTATGTTGTAGGAACCGGTTTTAATAAGAGTTATCAAGGATATACACCACCGGCAAGTTATAGCCATATTAATGCCAATTATTACGATGAAGACTTTGGAAAAGTTGTTATTGGAGGTAATTTTGACACCTATAATGGAGTTTCGATTCCACCGATGGTAAGGTTAAATTCAGATGGTAGCATTGACCAAACGTTTAATTACAATATGCCTGATTTTGGTAGTGTGGATACTATTACAAAAATTGGAACAAATTATTATATAACAGTAGAAGCTTGGTGGGAAGAATCTTGGAAAACATTTGTTATTAAAGTAGATAGTTTTACAGGTGATGCACATTTCTTAATGAATTTAGAATCTGACAAAGAAACTCCTTGTCAGGGAAGAGTGCCAGCTTACTCTAATGGTAGTGCAAGACTTGTAGGGATATTAAGCAAAAACAAATTAATGTATGGAGTAAGTAGTGGAGTTTCTACATCAGAAGCTACTATTCAAGCTAAAGTTCACATAAGTGGTGTTATAGAATCTACAATTATTGAATCATATGGACTTAATTATGCAGCTGCAGAAAACGATTTACATAGATATCCAAGACAAGTTCAAACAATATTAGGGTATAATGGAAATATATTCAAAGTAGGATTTAAAATAGACAAATGGGGAACACCAAATTTCAATATAGAAGCTCGTATTTATAGTATTGTTAATGGATTACCAAATGTTATTTTAGAAACAAGTAATAAAATAAGCGCTTCATCAGTTGGATATAGTCCTCACACATTTTATGATTTTGATTTTTCAGGAAATTATTATAATCAAGATATAGGAATTGCACTTTGTAGAGTTGATACTATTCATAGTGATTATAATAGTAATAATATTTCGATTCTTTACATTCATTTGGGATATACCGAAACAGGAAATAAAATTGATGGTTTCTATGATACATATGGTGCTGAAACATGGGTTATTCGTCCATATCAAGATATGGTATATAGATTATATACAAAACCACCAGAGGTTACAGGAATATTAACAAACGCAACACCATAATATTATGCCATTAGATATAGATAATTTTGAAGTATTAGATCCTTTAGGCGTAAGCACAGAGGGAACTACTCTTAGTAGCAACAAAAGTTATGTTGATGTAATCTTTAATGCGATACCATCAAGGTATTCAAGTCTTGCCATAAAGTTCAGGGAAAACACCATGTTCCCTTTTACTATATACGAGCAGTTTCAGTATCTAAGATATGCCACAGGAGGACAGACAAATCCTACTATCTACCATGCGGTAAAAGAGGGTGCTACAAAAGAGCAAGAAGCTTACAACTACTATATGGCACTTGTAGGTGGTGGTCACGTTAACGATCAGGGTGATTTAGCTAAAGAAGGAATTAAAGATTTGTTTACAGTTTCCTATGTTGCAGGTTCCAATAAAGTAACCATTACAGCGGTCAATGATTGTGTTAAATTTGAAAATTGGTTTACACCACCAGAGGTTACTTTAAATATCTTTAATCAGGATTGTACAGACTCATTGCCTCCTCTTACGGCTACTGATATAGTGAGCGCTTCAGGAACACCTTGTAGCGAACTTACCATAGAACTTACCACAAGTGAATTGCTTGTGGAGATATTAGACCCTATAGAGATTATTCCAAATACTGCAAACCCTGTTAGTTTTCCAATTCAAAGAGGTGTACCTACAGTATTTCAAGGAAAGGATATCTATGGTCGGTTACTTTCAAAAACATATATAGGGCCTCCTATATTGGATGTTGGAAAATTCTTTTTAGAAATAACTCAAGGTTCTAATTCGGCTACCGTTGTAGTTAGAAATACAATGAGTATAAGTACAATCTATCCTTTAAGATTTTTTTACAAGCTTAATGATTTATTATGGACTAAGGGAATGACTTTTACAATTGCATTGGGTGGATCTCATACAATGCATATAAAAGATAACTATGGATGTGAGATTTCTATATCTTTTTTAATAAGTAATTTTCAGGATACAAGTCCAACTATTATTAAGAAAGTCTTCTGTGGAGACCTTCATGAATTAAATGTCGGAAAATACCTAAATTTGTTCGGTAAACAGCACACAATGAAATTGGGTTTTGTTTGCAACGCAAGTGCCAAAGACGTTAAAATCTTTAAACATATCCAAATGTTGTTAAACATAGAGTACTCTGTAAAGAACATCAATGTAAAGACCTCAAGAGGTCAGGAAAGATTTGTTCCCGGAGATCATATGAATTACAGAATACGAGAAGGACAACATTCAGTACCTTTGAAAAATCCAAGAGACTATGATGACCTTAGAGGTAATTGGTCATACCTTGAAATAGAGATAGAATCCATTAATAACAGTAAGGTTGATTTATTTTCAGTAATGATGTACTTACGCAAAAGCACCATATAATGAGCTATTACGATGTAAACGCAGTAAAAACTAATTTAGATGAAAATGTTCGCAATGGCGTTGAAGCTTTAAAAACAAAGCCTTCTCCAGCCACTAAATTACCCGGTGGTACTGTTGCGCCAAAACCAGGTGATGCGCTTGTAAACAATCCTATATTGGGTGTGGAGACCAAAGATGCGGCAAACAATGCAAGTGATCTTACAACAGGACAAAAATTTACCGGTGCCGGAATAGATGCATTAGGTCAAGCGCCAAGTATTGTCAATAATCTTTCAAGTAAACCTCGAAGTTCTCAAGAAGCTACAGGCAAGGTGTTAAGTCTTGCGGCATCAGGCACAAAGATAGGTGCCAATTTCGGACTATGGGGAGCAGCTGCCGGTGCTGTGGTAGGTGCTGGTGCAGGTATAATTGGAAATAAAGGATGGCGTAGTAAAATGACTGACGAAGCAGATCAGGAAATGATAACAAATCAAGAAACCAAAAGAAAGGAATTGATTGATGACTATGTAAACCAGCATACTTCCAAACAAATTGAAGCTCAAAAAGATTTATTATCTTCGACATTAGGTTACACTAAAAACTCATAAGCCATGCCAACGGAAAAAGAAAAAATAGTAAAAAATGACAATACCTTAAATACTTTATCAGCAGATGAAAGATATTGGTATGTTTATGATATAGCTCAAAAGAACGGAGACAAGTTTCCTGAAATTGTTGCTGCACAATTTGCTTTAGAAACAGGTTGGGGAAAGAGTGTTATCAGTGGAACCAACAATCTTTTTAACCAAAAGACAAATGACAAAAATGGTCATCAGGTTGTTGATGCCAATGGAAACAAATCTTATTGGAAAGTCTATGATTCAATAGAAGAAAGTATTATCGACAGAGCAACAGGGAAATGGGCTAAGAAATATGAAAGTGCCAAAGATCCTATTTCTGCCCTTGCTATGATACAACCAAATTACGCACCGCATACAGATGGCAATGATGGTTATATTTCTAAAGTTGCTCAGATATTGAAAGCAAGAGATTTCTATAAAGGAGATACCAAATTGCCAAACGCTGATAAAAACCCTGATTATTACAAGCAAAGGGAAATGAGTCCAGCAACAAAACACCTTGTATTCAAAAAGGAGTTTCAGGTTCAAAATGAAAAAGAGAAAGAAAGGATTTATAATGATTATACCAAAACTCGTAAAGAGATCCTTGACTCTGACGATAATGAAAACCTTAAAAAGTTCAAGCTTAAAAAACTTGACAAGGAACAGTTTGAAAAAGGTTATGTATATCTGGATGAAAACGGAAAACCCGCAGGCCCCTTAAACGAGGTTATCTTCCAAAAAATGGGTTTCCTCAATGACAAGAATAAATCCAAAGAGACAGCTCCTAATAAACCTCCTACATTACAAGAAGGTCTTCAAGCTCATATTGACAAGGCTAAGAACAGAAAAGGGATGTATCCTGACAAGGTAGATACTCAGCCTAATTTAATACCGGCACCTATAGACGTTCCTAGTCAAGTTTATCCTGAACAGACTTGGATAGACGAACAGAAAGCTATAGAAGATGAAGCCGCGATAGAAGATGTTCCTCAAAGTGGTGGTTCCGATGGAAAAGGTGATGGTGGTGGAACAACAAAAAAAGATGAAATAGATCCTTCCAAAATCAAAAGAATGAATGAGGAAGCGGACTCTCATTTCAGTCGTTTTGTAGAACCTAAAGAATTGGATATCCCTGACACTTGGAAATATGATCCAAAGAACTATAAAAAAGAACTTCCTCTGGAAGCTCTGGCTTATGGTGCTATGGGCCTTATGGGTATGGGTGATGCCAAAACGCCATTACCTGAGCGTACAGACGAGATTTCAGAAGCTATACTATCATATACCGCCAATCTTAAAAGAATGTCGGAAATGGGCTTAAAACCCGAAGAAGAGGCTAAACTTAAAGATGACTTAGCCGGTGCTTATCAGGAAGGTATTGACCAACTTGTAAGAGCCTCCAACGGAAACAGAAATGTGGTTCTTGGAAATATGGGTACCCTTAACAAAAACCGATTGGATGCCATTGGCAATATGGCTGTAATGGATGTGATGAAGAAAGATGCCGCTTATGAAAAGTATGGCAAGGCATTGGAGTATGTTCAAAACTTCAACACCACAAAAGCTATGGACAACCATAAAATCAAATTGGATGCCGCAAAAGAGAAACGAGCTGCAGGTGCCGCTTTAGCGTCTACAGGTTTTTCGTCTATGCTTGCAGAACTGCAACATCAGAAAGACAATGGACCAGGTTCCATAAATCATCAATATATGAAAAGTATGATGGTTCAGCTTACGGGAATTGATTCAGATATCAAAGATAAAGGAGACGGCTCACAGCCATTTACAGTAAGCTATAACAAGAGGCTTAAAGAAGATGCTATTCATCAGACATATCTTAAAAAACAAGAGTACAATAAGGAAAAAGGCATACGCGACCAATGGGCTGCAAAACCTACTGAAGAAAAAAACAAGTATGACAATTATATGCAGTTCGTAAATGAGCAGAATAAACCTGAAGAGCCACGACCTAATCCTTTTACCAAATTGTATCAGCAAATGAAGCCAGTAAACTATGTAGAACGATATGATCCGACACAAGATCAGGCAGAGGTTCCAAAACCAGAATCTGTATATCCGTTAGACGAACAGTTCCCATACTTTAATAACACCGTAAAATAACTAACCATGCCAGAAGGATTAAGTTCAGCCGGACTCATAGGGTTAACCCAAAGAACCGATAAAAGAGCGCAGACACAGTCAGATTTAGCCAATATGGAGAGGATGCTACTGATGAAAAAAGATCAGGAAGCGGAAGAACAGAAAGCGGCTTTAGCAGAACAAGCTTACTATGACCGTATCAGAGCCGAAGCCGATAAGATGCTTGTGGGTGATCGTAAAAAGATTAATGAGAAAAGCAAAAGCATCCAACAGCAAATCAGAACGCAAATAAAAGCCTTTGGTGGCTCCAAAGCTAAATTTATGGCTAATGGTGGGTTGAGCTTAATTGGTGACTATACAAACGGTGTATTGGACTCGGAAGAGGTACAAATATATCGTAATAATAAAACCAATCTTGAAAAGCTTCTGGACTTAAAAGAAAAAGGTATGGGGCACTTGTTAGTTGCCGGAGATCAGAACTCTTTAGAAGAGTACAACAGAAATGGTTTTGGAAACATATCATACAGCGGTGTTAAAAGCGATGTGGAACTACCTCCATCAAATCTGTTTGACAGAGGTAAGATTGCAGGTGCTTCAGATATTTTAGGCTTTAATAATAACAAAGCTAAAATAATTGGTAACTATGCCCTTGACAATCCAAACAGAGATATGTCAAAAGTCACTACAGAAGAATTGTTGGAATATACCAAACAGAACTACAGACAGCTTGGAAGCTATGTAGATCCTTACGCACATCTTAAAGGAAATAGAAATGCTGATGGAACAGAAAAAACTGACAAGCCTACTTATGACGCTACTTATGGTGGTGAATTAACAAGGGTATTTGGACCTTTAAATAAACCTGTATCATTCAAAGATATGTCTAAGGGAGTTCTTGATGGAATTGATTATGGCAAAGATTTGTTTGGAAACAAACCATACAAAAAAGTAGCTCAGATAAATCAAACCATACTTGAGAAACTGAAATTTTGGGGTGATGACAATAACACTTATGTACCTCGAGGTGCTGTAGATTTAGGTATGAGCAAAGCAATGGATTTATTCAAGCTTCAAAATGGTGCGGATACCTTCAATATAGAGAAAGGAATTATCACTATAGAAAATCCTGGATCTCTTGACGACATTTATCTTGCCAATGGAGAGCCTGTATCGGCAGACCAAAAAGAAGATATGAAGAAAGGTTCTTACAAAATCGTAGGACATTGGGGAGGCTTTCAAGCGAAATTATTGGATGGTCAGGAACGCATTGTTGTTGACGCCACTACTGAAGATGGTAAAATGGATCAGGAAAGAACAGATTCTTTATATCCAACAGAAGGAGGCGCTGAACAGCCAATGGGTAACAGAGCTATCTATATCACTTTAGAAGATGACGAAGGCTTTAAATACTACCAAAAAGTTCACCTTAAAGGTTCAGCTCAAGTGAGTGAAATCAATGCTGCTTTATCCGATAGAGGTGTGCTTACTGATGAATATCAGGAGGCAAAACAAAATGAGAAAAAAGAAGAGCAAATTATCAATACCAGAGCCATTCAAAAGATGGCTAAGGCAGAGCTTGAGATTCCACATCAAACTTTTGAGAACAATCCAGCCTTTACAGAAAGAGTGGCGAAACTTAATAATTATAAAGGCACAGATAGCCGGGCAAAGATTATGAAAGCTTTCTATACTACGATGTTCGATATAGCCACGCAAAGCAATCCTAATTTCGATTTTGACACTTATATCTCTGAAGATCCGTTTACAGGCTTTATGGGTTCACTTGGACTTGACGAATACTTAATGGATCCGAAAACTACTGATGCTGAATTGATGCAAATGGCTATAGAGAAAATGTCTAAACAAGCACCTGGGGATGATGACACCACTATTCAAAGAAATGTCATTATTGGAACTAAGATGAAAAACTACTTAAACAAAGTCTACCTTAACAAAAAATAAAAGTCATGCCAGATTACACCCAATTTCTATACGACAGTTTAAAGCAAAAAGATCAGACTTCAAACCAAAGAGAAGAGCCTGCAATAGATCCAACTGTTAATACAACAGACAAAGGTTATATTCCTGAAAGTCCAGAAGCAAGAACGCCTGATTTCAATAAACCTGAACAAATAGAACCTAAAGCAGATCCTGTAGCTGAAGCTGAAAATGAACAAGCTATAGTTGATGAATTGTTTCGTCAAGAGAAACACGCTTATGGTGCCTCTCAAGATGTAGAACTTGAAAACAATCCTTATACCTGGTCGCCTGAATATACCCAAAGAGGATATATTGAGGAAGCCGAGGTAAGCCTTGCTCGTGGTTTTGGTAAACACGTTATCGGTGGAACAGGGGATATGATACAACTTGTCAATGCCATAATTCCGGGGTGGGAATTAAGGGAAGGCAATATGCTGTCTCGAGGACTTCAAGAAATTGGCAAGCAATACGAAGAGGAATACAAAGCTTATATGCCGCCGGAAATAGCATCCCCTGATTTCAGCGTTAAGACTTTTATGAATCCTAACTTCTGGACTAAACAAGTGATGGAATACATACCTCAGCTTGTGGAAATGGTTCTTATCTCAAGAGGTACTTCAAGCCTTGCAAAAGGTGCAGCTCGTTCTACAGTAAAAGGACTTACTGAAGGAATGAGTAAGGAAGCTATGGAACAGATGGGTAAGAAAGTTATGGTCAACGAAAGTGAACGTGTACTTCAAGGACTTGCCAAAAAGTCTACCGAAACACTCGGTCAAGGTTCTAAAGGATGGCGTTCAGCATTTATGACCACAGAGGGAGCCGCAACACAAGGACTTGAAACAGGCGCTGAAATGCTTGGTGGTGGTTTGGGAATGAATCTTGTTGCAGGACTTCAAAACTCAGGACAGCTTATCAATGAGATGAAGCTTTTAAAAGACGATGAAGGAAACTTCCTTTATGATGAAAGTCAACTTTCTCAAATGGCAGCTACCACGATGACAGAGAACTTTAAGTACTTGCCTGTGGATATGCTTTCATACGGACTTATCTATGCAAAACAATCAGGACAATTGGCTAAGATGATGAATCCTTTTGCTAAAGCCAAAGGAGGTAAAGCGTTCTATAACGTAGGGGAACAGATGGCAGCTTCAAGTAAAAGCTTTACAGCCGAAATAAGACCTGTTATGAGCTTTATGGATAAAGTAGCTATGAAAGCTGAAAAGATTGGTGAGAAGGCTTTAAATGTAGGAAGAGCATTAGGTAAACCAGCATTTGAATCTTACGAAGAACAAATTCAGGAAACCTATGAAGACTGGGCTACTAAAAAAGCCAAACAGAAAGTCACGGGAGAAGATATAGGTTATCAAAACTCACTAAGTGGTTTCTATGATTTCTTTATGTCCAAAGAGAATGAATCTACAAGAGCTATTTCAGGTGCTTTAGGTTTTGTTGGTGGTTCCGCTTCTAAGATAGCTGAAACTTTCAATGCAAAGGCAGAACAGAATTTTAAAAACTACAGTAAAGTTGAACTCTTCAAGCACGCTGCAACATCACAAGATGCTTTTGAAATGCAATCGGGATATCTTAAACAAGAGATTATCGATCAGCTTATGGATGGAAATGTAGATACTGATGGTTTCTTGAATCAGTTAAAAGAAAACGGTGCTTTAAATGACGAGCTTCACGCACAGTGGAAAGGTATCGCCAAAGAAATGAAAGCAAAAAAGGAAACTGTTGATGCCATTGGGAACTTAAACAACCATGGCAAGATTGCTTTCCTTGAGCAAACATTTAATGAGCAAGTTGCCAAAGATGGATTGATATTCGAGAAAGCCAAAAAAGACAAAAAGATTGCCGCTTTAAAAGAGCAATACAAAGGCAATGAAAACAATCCTACTTACAAAGAGCAGATTAAGGAAACCGAGCAAGCCTGGATAGAATTAGAGGGTACTTTAAACTTTCAGGCAGCACAAGCACAACATGGCGCTTTAAACATTCTGTCAGGAGAGAAAGCTGATGTTACAAGAATCAAAAAGGTTCAAGATACTTATGGCAATACTGTAGCTGTTGGACTTTCAGAGAAGGAGTATAACGACTACTATAATAAAACCAACGAACAGGTTTATAAGGATGCCAGAGAGAAACGATTTGACTACAAATCACATCTTAAAAAATCAGGCAATGTCCTTAAAGACTTTTACAATTCAGCCAAAGAAAAGGTTACTTCAATTATCGAGAAAGGCAAAGAAGCTGTAAAGAAAGATACAGAGTCTGAAATAGAAACCGAAACTCAAGAAAAAGCCGGACCAGAAGCTGTATTTGCAAAAGCTGTTGATGACATAATAGGTTCAGAAAGTGTTAAAAAAACTATTGAAAGCAATGGTGAAAAAGGGCTTGATTTTGAAGCTAAAAAAGATCAGTTGACAGATACCCTTAAAGATATTGTAGACAACGAGAAAACTGATGAAAACGATGTTGAGCAGTATATGAAGGATAAGGTCGGAACTGTGGCACAAGCTGTTTGGGTAACTCACCCTAAAGAGTTTGCTGATATGCTTGACAATTGGAAGAAAGGCAAAGAAGCTAAGTACGCCAAAAAGAATGCTGAACCTGGTGCAGAACCGGAAACAATTGAAGAAGAACTTTCGGAAGTAAAAGATGATATAAATAATGCACCTGTTACAGATAGAGATAAAAATAATCAAGACTTAAAAAGATTTATTCCTTTTTCTATTATTGAACAAGCAAATAAAAATGATAAACGTAGCGGTCAAACTGCAAAACAAATAGCTGATAGAGGTGGTTATTCTGTAAATGAATTAGATGCATTATTACCTAATTGGAGAAGTATGTTACCAAAATCAGGCAGAGCATTCAAAGGTGACGATGCTACAGAAGCCGGAAAGAAAGCTTTAGAGCAAGGGAAACAGGCTTTAAAAGATGGTGTTCAAAAAGGTAAGGAAGTCATTGACGACCTTAAAAAGAAAGTCCAAACCAACATCAGTCAACAGGCTATGGATAAAGCTCAACAGGCTGATGCCATTGCCAAAAACAAAAAGCAAGCATTTTTAGCTTCTAAGTTTACTGATAAGAATTTCAGAAGGCTATACAAGAAAGCTATTAAGCACGATCCATCACAGGCACAGAAACTGCAAGATGAGTACGACGAATACTTGTCAAGCACTATGGCCAAAGTTTCTATGTACCAAAATCAGATGACCAAACAGATGGCACTTAACTACCATTTGAGAAAGCTGTTTCCTGATACAGAGATCCAGGCTTATTCTATGCAGAACCTTTATGCCGCTTTAAGGACAAAGCCTACTGAAAATAATCCAAATCCTGATAATTCAGAAGCTGAAAAGACATTGGGTTATGCCCTTATGAGCGCTATACTTATCGATGAAAAAGTATGGAAACAAGAGGATATCTTTATGCACGAGTTCGCGCATATCCATTTTGCCGTTACCAGAAATGAACCGGCAACCATAGCCATTCTAAAAGAGGCAATGAAAGACAAGGCCCTTTGGGATAAACTAAGAACAGGCAATTATAAAGGTTCGGTGATGTATTACTATACGCCTGAAAATTGGGTGCCAAGACAAGGTAAAAGACGACCTATGATGGCTGCTTCAAGTTTTGCGGCAGGAAACTTAGCGGAACAGTTAATCACAAAAGATAAAAACGGAAGACCTTTGGCGATGGAGGCCGAAGCCAAATATCAGGAAGAGCTTCTTGACGAAATGTTCGCACGTTATCTACAAGGACCACTATCAAAAGAATACACTAAATTCTTTATTCCAAGAGAGGATTTGTCAAGACAATACCACGTTAAGAATTGGTTCAAGTGGGTAAAATCAAAAACCGTTGAGAACCAAGACGATTTAATGACTTTAGCTAACATTATAAACGATGGTAAGGCTGTAGACCAAACAACGGTAAAATCGTTCATTATGAATGGTTTTATTAACTCAATGCAAGGTAAGAATGTTACTGCCAGAGGTCGAAGAATGATGGGTGAAGAAGAATTGAACCTTATCGACAAACAGAACAAAGAAATCGATGCTGCCCTTGAGAAAGAATTCAAGGAGTTTAAGAAATTTAATAAATACACAAAACCAAGAGTCCTTACTCAAAGTGATATTGATGCCATAGGAACTGCCAATTACGGAAATATGGATGTTGATGTTAAACCAACACCATATCACGATCCTGACTTCCCTACTTTTGATGTTATCCAAGCACAAATTGAGAACAGTAAAGAAATGCACCTAAGCACATTTTGGGATAGTGATTTCGATACTGCCAACCTTAAAAACAATCTTATCATCAATAAGTTTGTCAGTAGCTGGAATGCTGACTTTGTGGATAAAAAATCAGAACGTCTTGAGGAACTTAAAAAGCTTCAGAAAGAAGATCCGGAAGCTTACGCCAAAACCAAGAAAATTGATATGGCGCTTTATGAAGGACTTAACAAAGAGAAATTTGAGGAAGGACTTATTGACCTTGCCAAAATGTATGATTCATATAAAGACTTTATAAGGGATTTGCAAAACTCAAAACTTACAGAACATAAAGAGTTCATAAAACATCTGAATAAAGAATTTGGAGATCCTTTAACCAGGCTAAAACAAATGCACTTCATCTATACCAATCAGGAAACATTAGTTCCTATTATGCACTTTACAGGCAAAGATGGTATCTATGAAGCTGTAAACCCTAAATCACCTAAAGAACTCGGTACTATTGGAAAGACTGTAAACGGTCTTAAAAATAAGAGTTTAGAGGATCTGGATGAATTCTGGAAAGCCCATAATATCATCAATCAGGCAAAGATACTTAATGAAGACAAGCATCTTAAAGCCGCAGAAACCATTATGCAATTTTACGCTCATAGTACCACTATTGTCGATAAAGTTGCTAAAGATGGTTATATCGTTATGGGAACAAAAAATGTTCCTATACTGTCTGCTGTAAAACAATTTGTCAAAGATGGACTTGCTTCAAATGGGAACCTAAAAAACAGTGCGGAACCTTTTGTAAAAGCATTGATCACCACAGGAAAGAAATTCAGTTCCACAAGTGGTGTTAAAGGTGCTAATGGAGAGATCATCAATACACGTATGTTTTCTAACCACGCCTTTAAGATGTTCAACAAAATGGTTGTTGACCTTAAAAACTCCGAGAATAACAAGGAAGAGAAATCTTTGTTTATGACGTTCTATTCCAACAGTAACACTACTGTATCTGAAGACAAGTACAATCCTGTACTTTCATCTATTTGGGATAACTATCATACCAAAGGAGAGATACCTTTATTGGCCCTTAATGCTGGTAGTCAAAATGAGATTTTAGGAAAGAATAAGGCTTATAAAGATATGTCTGCCGACCAACAACTGATAACAGAATTTATGGCTTTTATGGATGCCACTGAAAACGGTAATGCTAATTACTTTGGTTCTATGGATACCTTTGGAGACTCCTCAAGAAACATCGTAATGTCTATGCCTCGTAATCTGTCAGCACTTGATAAGAATGGTAATTTAAATGCAAAGGGAAAAGCTGACCTGCAAAAAGCCTATGATATCTATGTGAAGATGGCTTGGGATAAAAAGAAATTTATGCTTGAGGTTAACCAAAAGCCTGTAATGACTTTTGAGCAATATGAAAAGTCTTTCAATAACTCGCTTGCTAAATTTGAACAGAACTTTGAAAAGCACGCAAGCTCTTATGCCAAATATAAGCTTTTTGAGAAATTCTTTGAAACCTCTACGGATCCAAAGACAAAAGGCGTAACAATTTTACCTAAGCTGAATGCGTATGGAAAACTTGCCGTTAAGAACTTCTCATTCAATAAGGCTACCAATACGACTTTCATTCACGAAATGATGTCGCCTGGACTTACCATTGATGGAATTACAAAAGCACATAAAGGACACGTCGCACCGGTAATCGCATTGGATGAAAACCTAAGAACAGAAATGATTCCTATGGCCAATGAATACAGGGTACCGCCTCCTGTAAGGCTTGAGGGTGAAACAAAGACTGAATACAGAAACAGTGACCGTTACAAAAAATGGAGAGAGAAAATGATTCTTACCAATGATGGTATTCAGTATATCCTTGAAGAAGATGCCGAACAGATCAGAAGAGCAAACCCTGATTTCAATCATGGGTACAAGTTGTTTTCTCATAGCATAGAAAAAGTAAACAGATGGTTTATGAACCAAACGGCACAAATGAAAGGCTATACTACAGTGCTTACTTTAGAAGGGGTTACCACAGGCAGCCAACAGCATTTAAAGCCTATCTACGACCTTCTGCAAGAACGTAGGAAGAAGTTTACCGATGACTATAAGAAACGTTATGGAGAGGAATACAATCCTCAATACAGAAGTCAGGGAATGACAGACGAGAAACGACCTAAATACATTGGTATCGTTACACCTTTGTCAGCAGAGAAAGCATCGCTTTTTGAAATTCCTGAAATGGATGGATTCAGCGAAAGATTTAACTTGTCAGAACTTCAGAACCCGAAAGTGATGGAAGAGTACAAAAAGTTACTTGACACCTTGTACTATGAAGGAGAAAACTTTGTAGGACTTGATGGTTCCAATTTTGGTCCTCAACAGATAATGGACAAAGAATATAATAAGGCTAACTTCAGTATTCAGGCTATCATTTCTGTAATGCACAATTGGAATAATGATACCAGAGAGCAATCAGGATTCAAGAACTCAAAGCAAACGCTTAAAGACCTTGAAGGTATTCAGCAGTTGCTTGTAGAACAGAAATGGGTAAACTTCCAAAAGAATGTTCTGGACTACATTTCAGATCCAAAATACAAGGGTGATGACTATGCCTACTCAAACCTTATAGCGAAAGTTGCCAATAAGCTACAGTCGGATCCTTACACTTTGGAAATGCTATCAAATGGTTATAAAGTATATTCACCACACATAGCAAAATTTGCCATAAACACGTTCAAACAGCTTGTAATTCGAGAAGGAAACAATCTTGTGGTTCCGGGAACCTATGGACAGACAATCTCAGATATGGGATACAAATATACTGCCCTTGAAAATGGAGAAAGCATAGAGAGGTTCGTTCATAAGCCTGGCCGTAACAAAACATATCCAAGCGTTCAAGAAGAATATGTTAATGGAACATCAGGGCTGAACTCTTATGGTGTAGTCACAGAGCTTGACGAAGATGGTGTTGCTTTTGAAAGAACCTTACCATTTGAAGCGATACTTCCGGCAAGTCAAAACAATAAGAATACAAGAGCAAGAAAAGCTTTCTATGGCCCTGATGCACGTTCACAAGCCGTAAGATACCTTAACGACAATAAAAATGTCGCTAAAGAGCTTAAATTGCTTAATAAGAATGATAGTCTTGATATGGCTAAAGTAGATCAGTTATTTGGCAGAACTAAAATCTATTCTGCCAAAGAGCCTACAGATGCAAATCTTATAGGACTTTATGTCCCGGGAGAAACTGTTATGATGACACGTATTCCTCACTCCGGACCTTCCTTTATGGGTGTTGCCGAAGTTGTGGGATTCCACACTACAGGCGCTTCCAATATTATCGTTCCTGCCGAGTACAGTGCTTTAATAGGTGCCGACCACGATGGGGATGCTTTGTTTGTTTACAGAACAGCTAAAGCCAAAGATGGTTCTATTGATACTGATATGAAAGAAGGTTATGGAAATTGGAACCAGGCTTTCGAAAAATTGGTTGACCGTTGGACACGACCAGAGGTAAGACAAACTTTAATGGTGCCACTTAAATTTGAGGAAAAAGTTGATCAGATTATCAGTGATGTAAAAAGTGAAACCAACTTTGACGTAAATGAAGACATACCGTTTGGTACTGAAAGCTTCAAGGAAAACTACAATAATGCCGTAGCTTCCAAACAGACTATTGGTATCGCATTCCATATGCACAGAGCTTTCAATCACTTATCAGCATACAAGACTTTCCTTGCAAATGGTTTCACTAACGGAAAACCTAATCTTGCTACAATAAAGATTAATAACGTTGCCAAAAATCAATTTGCTGACGATCCTTATGCTAAGCCAGAAGATTCAAGGGTATTCCAATCAAACATACTTGCCAACATTGTGATGGATAGTAAAAAGAATGGCCACGCTGATGTATTGAATTTAAACAGGGCAAGTATTGGTATGGCTATGACATTGGTAAACTTAGGATACGATATTAAGACCATAGGGCTTCTTTTAAACCATCCTGTAGCCAAAGATTTCATTAGTAAGAGCAATGATGTTGCCAATGATTATCTTGACACAGGAAGTCTTACAAAGCTTCTGAACGACTACAACAGAATGCCGGAATATAAAGGTGCTATCTATACCAATCCTACGTCTTTTGATATTAGTACAACAGCTAAAGAAACCGATAAGGCAAACAACAAAGAGATTATTAAGCTTATGGCTTACCTATCAAAAATGTCTCACGATATATCAACATTGACAACTATCACATCAGGGCATAATGATATTGAAAGCAATCCTTTTGTCTTACAGAAACAAATCAAAGATGTTGAAGCTTTACTTCAGAACAAAAAACAGGATGATTCCACAAAACTGAATACTTCCACATTATATTTTCAGGTAAATGCTCAAGGCAAAGTGAATATCGCCAGTAACCCGGAGATAAGCCACTATATAAGAATAGCCAAAGAGTTCGGAACACACCAACAAAAGTTAAGCATTATGTACAATGATTCCTCTCAGGATATATTGAGCAGAATACAAGACTTCTTAGCTGGTCAGGAACTTACAGGAAGAGCTTTAAAGCATTATACAGATATGATAGTGCCAATGATATACAGCAGACTTTTAGGTGCCAATAACATTGATGCTCAAGAAATCATAGACCTTTTTGAAGATCCGGAAACGGAAGAAAATATAGAGCTTGAAGATGAAAATCAAATCATCGCCTATCCTTCTGAAGAAGTAAGGCAAGCATCGCCTATGGCAAGAATGCTTGACGAATACAAAAAGGAACTAAATGATATTGTCCACTATCAGAACCCTAATAACGTTCTCGAGAAAGATACAGAGTTCACAAGATCCAGGCTTTTAAATAGCGCTATCATATGGGATGTAAACGGTGTAAGACTTAACCCGCAAGTATTGCAGGATCATTACAGCCAAAAGGAAAAGAATTACATCAGGGATGAATTTGCTGCTATGCCTTTAAAACTTCAAAGAGCATTGGTTCTTTACGATTTAACCAAATACGGTTTCACGGAAGAAGGTTCTTTATACCCAATATTTCCATATAGCATCACATCGTTTATTGACAAGCGTGCAGAGGAATTTCAAAGAGAAGATTTTATTAAACAAACAACAGGGAAAGAGCAAACTTCTCACAAGTTTAATGACAATGTGATGAAACAAGCTTATAACATTATTCAGGATATAGAGATTTCAAATCCGAATAATAACTATTTCCCAAACATCTATCTTGAAAGCCCTTTAGACTATGAAGCTGAACCAAGTTCAAATACACTTACAAGCTTCTACACAAAGATTGCAGACAATAAGAATATAGACGAAAGACCACTGGGTAAAGTTCCTTTTATGGTAAACGTACATTACACCAATAAAAAAGGAGATAATGTAACTGAAGTTGTTCAGATTAATCCATTCGGTAATCTGATCACTCAGGAAGAAGCTGATGAAATAGTAAGTTATAGAACTGCAGCTGCAAAAGAGAGTGGTAATTGGAGAAGAATTGTTGGTGATGTTATCAAAAACAAAACCTATAAAGGCCACGATCTGTTCCAACCTGCAAGGGCTAAATATCTTAAAGATGTTACTATTGCAACACCACAGAACATTCACCTGATAACACTTAAAGACGAAAATACCAATCCTGAAGGAAGTGATATTAAACCGCCTAACATTATGGTCGATCAGGCTGTTACGGAAGACGATATAGCACACAGCATTAAAAAAAAAAGGGTAGGGCGAGCGTTTCAGAGTGATTATCAGAATTTCACTGATGTAAAACCTCTTGAAAGACAGCAGTTAATAGATGCTTACCAATACAAGCAAACATTATCAGAGCTTCAAGAACAGATGATTTTTAGCAGATATGAAACTGACAAAGATTTTGCCAATCAACAAGCTGACAAGTACACAAAGGCCAAAGTCAAAGATATGGATGCCGATGTGTTGCTTGCAGCTTACCACGATTGGGGTAGGCGTGATGCCTACGCTTCAGCTATCGTTATGGTTCCTATTATGCTCGAGCTTATTGACCGTATGGCTGTTGAGCAATCAAAGATAACAGGAAGATCTCAAGGAAATGATGATATTCCACTAATGAAAGCTTATTTCCAGACCAATAACATAGACTCTTCGCATCCGGCCACTCAAGCCATACAACGTGAAATAGAGACTGAATTTAAAGGTTTCATACAGGAGCGTAAGAAATACCTTAGCCGTATTAAAAAGGTCACAGAAGAGCTTTATGCGTACAAATTTGGCTATACTCCGGTACAGAATAAATTCTTTAACAAAGTTCAGAGAGCAGCCAAACTGTTATTCAAAAACAGAAGTGATGTTTACCGTATGCTTTATGACAATATCGTTCACATAGAAGAGCGATATGAAAATGGCAAGAAGCAAAAACGCTGGCAACTATATTCTGAAGAACAGCTTAAAAGAAAGCTTGATTCAGGACAAATAGGATTGCCGGAATACAATTTTGCCATAGAGTTCAGAAAGATTACTACAGAACTTAGTCCTAATGCCGATTGGCAGTCAGGTGGTATTCCATCAGTAGGTATGGGCAGACTGGAAGCTTTTGGAAGAAAAGGACTGTTAGGCGTGCTTGTGAATTCAAGACCCGCACAACAGGCTATTTATGATGTTAAGATGGAATTTGAAGGAGAGACAAAATCTTTCAAAGAAATTGAAGACATATTTCGCCAGGATAAATTGAGTACTTGGGAAACCAATACGCAGTACTTAAAATATCGAAGAAAAGCAAATCAGCTTTTTAAGAAGAAACAGAATGAAGATGGTACAAGGTACAGACATAGTGAAGTTTTCAATCATACAATCCTTAGTGATGGTATGTACAATGAATTTGAAAATGGAGGATGGGTAGATGAAGACCAGATGCTTTCTTTGGACTTGAATAAGGCGCTTTCTGACTTTACCCACGTTCAGCTATTCATTGAGGGCAATGGTGTCTTTAAAGGCTTTAAAAACCTTCAGGCAAAAGTAGACGGACTATTGCTGTTCAACAACATTAAAGGTTTTAAGAACCAGAATGAATTTGTCCGTAAGGTTTACAAGGAATACTTTCTGAAAGCCAAAAAGCTTAACCCGGATTCAAGTGGCGATAAACTTATGGATGCCATAGTAAAGGGTAACTTGCTTTATATTATGGGTTGGAAGCTTGCTATTGCAGGTAAAGGTTTGTACGCTGTTGGAAACGTGATTGTCGGTAAATACAATAACATCAAAAATCATGGTGGTGCTGTATGGCTTAAAGGTGAACAACGTTATTGGGGAGTAGGCCCTAAAGGATTCGGAAACCGTAAAGCTTCAGGTGTCTTAAAAACCTTGAACTTCTCTGATATGAATTTGTATGACGATGTAAGTATGGAAAAATCACAAGGATTGGATTCCATATTTTCAGATATCGCATTCTTACCTATGCAAGCATCGGAACACTGGATTCAAGGCGCTCACTTCTTAGGACTTCTTACGGAAGAGCAATGGGCTATGTTCGATGAGAACGGAAACTATAAGCCTGGAACTACTGCCATCACAAATCCTGAAATCACAAGGTTGGAGAATACTGTTAAAAATGCTCACGGTAAAGGTTATACGCCTACGGACCAACGTCTGATTCAAAGATACTCTTGGGGTAGAGCCATTATGCAGTTCTCAAGGTTTATTCCTACAATGTTCTATGACAGGTTTGCCAAAGAAGATATCAATATCTACGGAGAGAAACATATCGGTAGTCTAAGAGCTGTATATGATGTAGTGGCTAAATTCACAAGCGGAGAGATTCCAATGTCAAAATACAAGGAATATATTGATGCAATGGATATAGAGACACGTGCAAGGTTCTATTCAGGACTTCGTGGCCTTGCTATGGTATCGGTAGCTTTAATCGCAGGAGAGGCTTTAAATATGGGTGCTGCAAGAGAACTTGCAGGTGATGCAAACTATTTAGTGAATGCTGACAAGCTTGAGTTTAAGATGATGCCATCAGCTGTCAGAACCATTGCAGATATGTTAAGTGTATTTGCACCAGGTTCTGACGTGATAGCACCTGAAGCTAACGGATAATAAAAAAGCCACCTCGTTATGAAGTGGCTTTCTCTTTTTAAGAATTATTTATCCTTTTTTCTTTTGAACTCTGCATCCCGACATTACCATTTTCGTAAAGCCTATCAATTAAAAATTGTGCATAAGCTACCATGTCAGATAATTTTTTTTGTTCCAATTTCCCTTCATTAAATAATACAGCAATTTCAATCATTTGCTTATCGGAAGGAAGCATAAACCTATCAGTATTAATTGTTATTTTCTTCTGTGGATTATAATCAAATTCCGATTCTATCCATTTTGCAATAGCAGCTATTTGATCTGCGTACTCATGATAAGGTTCGGCAATAGCTCTCATTTTATAATAAATATCTTTTGTTTTCATGACTTCTTTAATTTAGCGCTTTCTGTAATTAACCATTGCAGAAAGCGGTTCTTATTCTTTAAAGGCTGGAAATCCCAATTACATGCAAACTGTTGGTAAAGAGATTCGAGTTCGTGATCTTCAAGCTCTTCTTCGGCTTTGAAATAAGTCACAGGCTTCTTGCCTGGTTTCACTGTTGTGAATTTGTATTTCTTGTTTGACATAGTTTATATCTTTTGTCAAAATCAATTGTTTCTGCTCTAAATAATACATTCCATAATTTAGAATCTTTTTCTGTCAATGGTTTATCTGATGGTTTATTAAATAATCTTCCACATCTGATACACCATGTAACGCCAAAAGCATTATCTCGTTGTACGTGATTTTCATTTTTACATTCTCTATCTAATGTAAAAATATGAGTTCCATTTTCTTCCGTTAATTCTGGTTCGTTTAGATCTTTCATAATTTATAATTTAATTACACTGATTTTCTTTACAAAGTTTTTTAGCCTCCATAAAAGTATAGCACCTATCAATATGGGTTTGTTCTTCATTGTTTTTGAAAACCTCATATTTTCCCTTGAGTTGTGGGTGTTCTGATTTTTGAATAAAACAACCTTTGTAAAGCCATTCGTCAACTTCTGTTTGTTTTGGTTTTTCTTTTGACATAATTTATAATTATTTTGGTGGCGGCATTGGTGCCATTTTAATTGGAGGTGGAGGTGGTGGTCCAGGTAACCTCATAGGTGGTGGAAGCGGTTTAATGCCCTCAACTTTCGTCAAGGGCACTTTAGGTATCGCAGTCTTAATATGGTTATCATACAGCTTGTAATACATCTGATGAATAGCATACGCAAGATACTTCTGAGAGAATTCCGCACCTGTAGAAACAAGTTCCGGTTTATCCCTATAGGTGTAAGCAAGAACCACATTTGGCCAATGCTTACAATAGGTTTTTACCTTTGGATAAACCTTATAGCCCAAATCCATACATTTGATTTGCATAGCCACATCTTCCTTTGAAGCTGACCAACTATTTGTATATCCTTCAGGTGCTGCCATTACTTAAATTTAAGGTTCATAATTTAATTTTAATTTGCTCTGAAGGAATCGGTATCTCTGTGTTAAACATATCCAGTGCAAGTCTTCGACATTTCTCGTGAAACTCTTCCTGGTCTGTCGTGGTGTTTTCGGTGGTGCTTTTTCCAAGCCTAACATACTGTCCGGTTTCCTCGTCAACCTGCTCAATATAATTGCAGTTGTACTTCAGAAATTCGTGTACCTCGTTAATGCTTAAAAACTCCCCCCACTCGTCTTGTATTATCTTCTGCCATATAATGATAATGACTGCCCAATAATAGCCGTTCTGCTTCGGTGTGCGCTCTTTTCCAAGCGCTTTGATACTAAGTGTTACGGTCTTGCCCTCAAAGGTCGCTATGGCGTCTTTAATACGATTTACGTTCCTTGAGAACAATCCGTGTTTAACACTTGTAGTAATTTCAAATACTTTCATCTTCTTTTGTTATAAGTACCAATGTCATAAAAAATACCGCTAAGGTTAGCCAAAAGGAATAGTTAGTTTCAGTAATCATTGAAAATAACAAGAAACTGCCAAGCAATCCTATAAATAAGCTTTTATTGATTTTCTTCATTACTCTTCTTTTTTATATCTATGAGTAGTATCTTGAATTGCAAAAAACTCATAGGTTCCAACTTTAAAGCTAAGAGCATTTTTAGGTCTTGATGTAGTTTTTTGAAAACTACATTTACATAATTTCTCTATTAAACATATCATATCTTCGGTCATAATTCGTTGTCGTTACAAAATATTGTACAATAGTAGTTTCTGTCATTCTTGTCAGCTACTACACCTATTCCTATCCAATCCCAATGAGGGTTAAGCATATTGCGATTGTGTGTTTCACTTTTCTTCCAAGAGTTCATAAGCCCCTCTATGGTTCCATAACCATAAGCAATATTTTCTCCTATATCATCAGCGCCCAGCACCATAAGTTCACTAAATTCATCAACAGCATCCTTATGTTCTAAAACATTTTTAACAATCATTTCTTCACATCTTCTACGTGCAAGATAATGTGTCTTAAAATCAATAAACAATACATTAAGATTGTTCTCTTGTCTATAAACATTAATCATTCTGTAAATTTGATATTCAGCTGTTCCTGAATCATAATATATCTCATTAACAAGATATTTAGCTCGTTCTTTTATTTTCTTTCTCTTTCCAATCTGAGTAATACCAATAAATCCAAGTATTAACAGAAGACCAAGAAATAAGCCCTCAAATAATATTCTTTGATCAAAATAATTCATCTTCGTCAGGTTTAGTTTGTATTACAGCATTTGTCGCAAATCCTCTTCCAAGTTCATCTATGATATAACGTAAGTGTTCAGCATCGTTTCTAAGACCTCTTTGGTGTGCATAATGAATGTTACCTATAAGACCTTGTAAAAGTGTCTGTGTGAGTGCGTGAGTTCCATCCTCAGTAGGATTTCCTTCTTTATCATGATATTCATTCTCATCAAGATTTCTACTAATCTCAAGTACAATGGAAGTGAACACATGATCACTTTTAGTCCAGCCTTTCTTGTGTCGAAATCTGACAGCTGTGGTTACTTTAAATTCAAAATCCATTACAGGATCGAATGGTTCGTCTGCTTTCATAATTAAATGTCTTTATATTCACCTCTGTCCATTGCTATTGCAAGCATCCTAAGTGCAAAGGTTTCTCTCACTGTTGGATCAGGTGTTGATACAAATACGGCTTTGCTTTGACTCATTTCTCTAAGAGCGTTATCTGTTAATTCAGCACGCCTCTCTTCTTTCAGTTTAGATTCTTGATATTGCTGATATTTATGAATAGCTACAAGGCTATCATAAGAACAAACAAAAGTAACAAAAGCAGCACTCGGAGTACCAGTTGTGTAAACACAATAAACGCTATTTAGATTTTTATTAAAGTAAAACCCATCGTTATCATAATTATCAGCGATATACGCCTGATCACCATTAAGAAATGATTCTATAAATTCTATTTTCATTTAGTATGTTTTAAAAGATTAGAAATGTAAGTACTTTTCTCAAGGGCATACTCGCCAATGGTTTTGACTTTGTACTTAATCTTACGCATTGAACCACCGCCATCGGTTAACAGATAGCGTTGTGGCGTGAAT